ATCCACGGAGCATAGTAAAAACTTTCTTCTCACTCGGTTTGAGTTTGTTGACAGCGGTTTCATTTCGCAACGCAGTTACAATACGTTGATGTGATTTTGGCTGTGCCTCGGCACGAGTTGGGTTAAAACCAAATAAGTTACTTTCTGAATTTCCAAACCTACGAGATAGGGCTTCCGCTGTGGTGTCGTACATTTGTTTTAGACCAGCATCGAACCAACGCCCCATAGGATTTTTACTATCTGGTAAGGCACTTAACGCTCTTGTCATTGGTTGAAGGATACGAGCCATCTTGCCGTGAATACGTTCATAGTGACCGCCACTACCATCAGCGGGTTCAGCAAAATCGGCAACATAGTTCATGCCTGATCGACGTATGATCCCTGATTGAGTGTCAGTTGTTAAAGCTGTGCGTACCGCTTCAACCTCACCAGTTTTTAAACTCTTACCACGACGCATATTCATAGTCGCTTTTAGGAAGTTTGGATCAGCACCGCCTTGTTCTAAAACATGGGCGGCTCTCTTAACTGCATCCTCACCACCATCAGTTGCAACACGAGCCTCAGACATGATAAAGCTATTAAGTCCTGATCCTATTTCTTTCTCGCCCAACAATGGTTTAGCGTGTAACAACTCTGGACTATCGACACTGCGAACATTCTTTGGACTGACAAGAACAGTCTCACCATCTACTGTTATAGTAGAATAATTATTGCGCCTCATAACTCTCCGTAGTTCTTCGGCACTACCAGCGATATTAGACAGGGTTTCAAACACTTGACGACCAGTAAACAAGCCAACATTGTCTTCTATTGCTCGGTCTACCTGTCGAATAATCTCAGGTGAGTTTGCTGTTCTTTTGATAGCATCAGTAATACCCTTAACAACATCGGATTTAAATGTCATTTGATGCCCAAATACGGCTGGCTTACTGTCCTTCAAAAAGACTGCATTCGCTTTAGTCATATCAGTAGCACCAAACCGTTCGATCTCTTTACCTACGACATCATCAAACAAGTAATGGTCCCCTAAATCACTAGAAGAACCATCAGCCCTCATACCATTGATGCCATTACGAACCGCTTCAGATTGGTCAACTAATTCAGATACTAATTCCTTACGGGCTGTTGGTGCGCTTTCAATAATCTTATCACGCATATTTGCCATAGTATTAGTCGGACGGTCTGTGATCTGTGGCATGTTGCCAAACATAGGGTCTACATTTGCCCCTGTTACAAAGAAAACCTTTACATCGTCTGAACCAGTAAAGTCTTTTACTGCATCAACACTTGCTTGTGTCAGACGACCTATGGTTTCACTTGCATATTCGGAAGCAAATTCCGCTGGCACTTCGTTTCCATAAACAGCGGCGGGAGAACCGCGAGACAATACACTGTCTGCTTTCATATCACCGTACATAGTCAGAGGTAAAAACCTTTGACGTGCTTGGGGATTTACAATTAGCCCATTAACCGAATACGCAATTGCTTCGCGCATAGCATCACGAGCGTCATTGATTGCATCCTCTACCTCAAACCCATCGACCTCTGGCAACGTGTCTTTGATTTGTTTCATAAGTACACGGTTAGCTTGCATGTCTACATCCTCAACTACAAGCTGTTCAAGAATGCTATCAGCATCATATCCCATTCGTGCCGCTGTTTTTTCTAGTAGATTACGTGTACTGTCTTCCAAAATATGAGAAGGGTATAACCGCTTCGATAACTCTCGAACCGTTTGTGTTATATCATCAGTCTCTAGGTTTGCAGCTAATCGTCTAACTACGTTTCGGAACTCTTTGAATGCGTCTGTCTTAGTGCTAGGCGACATATTAAAACCTAGACCTACCATTCTCATAGCAAGCTTACGGGCAGCATTCATTTTCTGTGGTGTTCTGTGCTTAATCTCTCCAAGAAAATCAGACAGAATAAATGGTGTGCTTTGTCCTATACCAACATCAACCTCACCGCCCCTGTCAAATGCAGCCTCAACTTTAGTTGCATTAATGACAGCTTGGCTATCAGGTACTACTGCTTTCTTTTTCTTATTAATACTACGACGTTTAAATTCCCAAGCAACATCTTGGATTTTCTTTTTATCGCCCGTGCCTATTAAACCTTCGCGCAATATTGCAGCCAACTCTGGAGATTTAGCCATTTGGTATGGCCCTTCGGGACCAGCTTTTGTTGTTCTTTGGATAGTGGCTGGGCCAGAAACATCTAAGGTTGTCAAAAGTATTTTTTGCATTTGGGTGGCTATGTTAATAGCCTTTTTACTTTTTGATAAATCCTTAACGTTTGTAGCTATTTCTTCCAATTTACCCACAAGAGGAACTAAGTCTGGATATTCCGTTGCTGCAAACCCATCGAACTCGGTTTCATTAAAATCTGTTTTCTTAGATTGTAATGCCTTGACCGCTTTCTCGACTAAGTTCTTACGCCTACCTCTAGCTTGTTTTGTTTTCTTAAAGTTTTCGTCGGCCCTTGCACTTTGCTCTATAGCTTTCATGCCAGTTTTTTGACGTTGTTCTATTGTAAGAGCGTCGAACTGTGCGGTGGGAATATCACCATGCTCTAACCGATAGTATGCGTCATTGATTTGGTTCATAGCCTGTTCCATAGTCGGAACTATTTCATCCTCATACAGTCTTCGTAGCTCTTGGTAATCCTCTAGAGGATACTCCGTTGCAGACGTTACTTGTGGATCAAGGTCTGCATCCGCTTCCCCTTCAAAATTACTAGCATTAACAGCCTGTCCATCATCACGAATAGTCTTGTTTATTTTTCGACCAATGCCCAAACCTTCAAGGCGGGTAACTATCCTTTTAAGTTTTTTACCGACATCATTTTCCTTGACTGCTTCTAACATACCAGAATAGCCTTTGAAGTCTTGACCTTTACGCCTTGCGTATGCTTTCGCATCATTCTCAGTAGCAGTTAGTCTGCGAAGTTGTGCTTCTAGCCCACTCTCAGGCTCTTTGATTTTTTCAATAAACGTACCTATATCCGCGTTCTCAAGGGCGCGAGTTATCTCACCCTTACCTACCCTCAAGTTTTCGTAGTTTGCCATTAATGTTAGAGAGAACTTATTGGTCGGGTCTTTTGGACGTAAGAACTGCTTACGCATTTGTAAGTCTTTACGCTTAATTAACTTGTCAAAGATAGGCTCTAACTCAGGATCAAGGATTTCCTTGCGAGACATTATATGCCAAAGCTTTTTCACGAGCTTCATAGTGTTTTTCCAGAACGGCTCATTAGGCCACATCATCAAATCAAATTTGTGGTTCATAAATAGAGCGAACTGGTTAGCAAAGTATTCGGCTGGTGAGTCTAATGCGTTACCAAAACCAACAGCATCCTTACTCCCTTTAAAGTATGGGCTGCGCAAAGCAATATCACGCATAGCATCCCTATCACCTTCTTTATACAAGCGACCTTCAGCATCGTAGTAGCCGTCTATTGCATTCCAAAACTCGCTTTTGTCTCGGTTCGATAGCAAGTTGTTATACAACCAATGCCCTAGCTCATGTCCCACTATATGAGTTTCGCTTAAACCTTTTGTCTGTGCAGTGTTGCCAATAGCATCAGCATTTAGCTGAATACGATTAAGCGCATCATTACGATCATTGACATACCTACCAAGCACATCAGCATCCATGTCAGCACTTTCAAAAATCGGTGCTAACGTATCAGGAACAACCATTCGGATCATGCGCTCTATGTTTTTACGAGTGGTGGGGCTTGCGCCAGTAATAATGCTGTTGACTTGTTCAATACTGGTATCAATATCAACCGCTGGTTTGCGGATACCGTTAGGCGCAATGCTACCGTTTAAGTTATGTAAGACAGATAATATTTTTAATCTTTGTTTGTTGTTCATTGGAATAGTTTGACCATTAATAGTGTAGTCAATTTCCCAAGGTGCATTATCTATAACAGCTTCCAGACGGGTTAAGTCTCTAAGAGTTACTTGATGCCCATGAATGTCGTCTGGTTTTCTGATGTCACCGATCAGGTTTATGTTTTTATTTCGAGCGAGAGAGTAGGCAAAATAAAGGCTATTAAGTTCATCGGTTGTGAGCGAGTTAGTTTCAATAACCAGTGAGTCGCCACGAGATTGCAAATCGAGTGGTGCTGGCGGTGCTGTTGGATCATTACGATTAATTTCACCTACTTTGTTACTAGCATTCAACGGCTCAAAAGCTTCGACCATTGCATCCATGTCGGACACTTTGCTTCGCATCGAAACTGGAACGTAACCAATATAGTAGTCATTAGCGTTCTCATTGCCGATCAATGCCTCTGCGCTTTTACCACTGTCAACTTGTCTTTTGGTCAACACTTTCGATAAAATTACACGACCAGAACCATCGAACTCTTTGCGAGGGATAGCCGCAATAACTTTATTCCCACGAGTGTTGGGTATACCCGCCTTAACTCTTTCAATTATTTTACCATCCCGCCCCACTACATCTATCTTTGTAGGCGTGACCATTGCGTTTTCTGCGCGTTCTTCTAGTCGCTGAACTTTTGCATTGAATTGTTCTTTGGTAATTAATTTTTTCTCAAGTTGACTGACTAGAGATTTCTTTTCATTTGTGAACTGTGTGTCAGTAAAGATCGGAGCGTCTTCACCTTGCAGTAAAGAGTATTCAGCATTTGTATTAATGCCCTGATCTTGCATAGCTTTGAGGGCAGTGTTTAGATTTTTAAATGATTTGCCAGTAACAGGTACATAGTATGCCGTTATTGAACCGTCTTCTCTTGAAGTCACACCATCCGCATGTCTATCACCTACGAAAGAAGTATAACCATAGTATAGTTTACCCTGATCACTTTTAGCATCCTTCTCAGCTTGGATCTTTACTGTAGACTTGGCAAACTCTGGCGGTCTAGTACCAGTTGCATCGGTAGCAAAGTTACCACCACCAATATTTTTACTGCCCTTGAGTGCGCTTGATACACCTTGATCTGCTTCTACAAAATCAGGATTTTTTACTAAGCGTCCTGTCTCCATATCTGTAACGAATGGTGGCACATCCTCAAGACGATCCATTGATACTTGGGTACGGTCAGCCTTGCGCCCAAACTCAGGACGCAATCGACGGTTTAGTTCATTGAATTGTTTGGTTGTAATTTTACCAGCGGCTTTATCTTTTCGTAACTGCTTTAGTTGCGCTGCAATCTTTGGGTCGCTTGTAGGAGAGCCTATATCTCTCGGTGCTTCTTGTGCATTTGCTCTAGCAATTGCCAAGTTATACAAACGCTCTCTAACATTTGGTGTATCAAAATTAGAAAAAGCTTCAGTTTTTAACAATCGAGATTGGATAGCTACAATCGGATCACCGTCTAAACCTTCAGCCGCTTTCATAAGCTCTCTAACCCTGTCGTCGGTATCACTTTCAATTCTTTGAATACGTGGGTTTTCTTCTAGTTCCTCATTTATTGGTGCTTTCTCGGCTGCGTCACCTTCTGTTTTTGATGCCTCTGTACTTAGCGCATCCTTGGTCGCGTCCTTAACATCATCCTCTGAAACAACCGCTGTGTTACGACGTTCATCAATGATCTTTTGCAGATCATCCATTCCCTTCTTAGCTATTTGTCCTGTTGCTGGTGTAAGCCGTATTTTATTTTCGGCTATTAAAGCTTTAACCTCTTGGGTGGTTATGATGTCTTTGTTTGCTTCTAGCAATTGAGGCAAAGTATCTTTAAATGATTGAGATGGTTTAAAATCAGGTAGTTCAGCAACTTCAGCATCGCCAGTGTCGTCAACTCTTACTTTACCACTTTCGACTGTATCTACGTCTTCACTAGTACGGGTACTTGTAAACTCTGGTGTATCTGTATCACCCTCTGCATCTGCCTTAACTTCGGCTTCTGGCTCTGTTGTTCTAGCACTTCTAAATTCTGGTGTTCTTTCACCAGGAAATGTACCACCTTCTCGTACTTCTTCAGTTGTACGTGCGCGAGGTGGCAACCGTTTCTTAGCCGTAGTTGTTTGTAATTCGTCTAGTGTTTTATTGTATTCGGTACGAATAGGAGCAATATCAACACCATTCTTTTGCCCGTCTTGTAGCTGTTTTGCTAAGTCGTCTAGCTTTGTATTTAGATCATCGACTAATGTACCATCAGCTTCGATGTCCGAAAGCTCCATATCAATTGTTTCGATCTGTTCTTTAACAACATCACGATCAATGTCTAAACTTTCGTCTGCTAATTGAGCATCTAAAGCATCACGCTCACGCGCCAAGGATTGTGTTCTTGTCGTTAAACTTTGACCAAGCGTAGTGTTCTTTTGCCAACTAGCTACATCGTCTGCATAATCGCCACCCAAGAACCGATTAAGAACTGGCAAGCTTCTACCAACTTGGCTTGTCCCAAATGTGTCTAAGGCTGTCCCAGCCGCACCAGACAAGGCACTATCAAGAGCAACAGAGCCAGCAAATCGACCAACATCAAAACCATCTGATACGCCTTGCTGTATCTCTGTGGCTTGCTGCATTGCGTCAAGACCACCACCAACAGCACCACCTATAATCGCCTCTTGTTTACCAGCTTGCAAAGCACCAGCAGTACGGGCAGCTTTTTGAGATTGTTGAAGAGTTTTACCGCCAGCACGGGCGAGGTTAAAGGCAGTTTTTGCTTTTGTAACTTGCCCAGCAACAGGAATAAGGTTTGTCGGATCAAGAATAGCGGCCTTACCATAGTCCCAAACACGGTCTAGTGTCGTACCTCGTTGCGGCGCATTTGCCCATATCTTTGATAGTCTAGCTAGGCGGTCACGATCATCACCAGCTAATGTACTTTCGACTAAAGCACCAGCCGCACCTAGAGTATTAACGTCATTCCATCGTCTATCACCATAGAATTTGTCCCACATGTCAGCATAGTTTTCAAACGTAACGCCTTGCGCGGAATAATAATCTCGCACATCTTTAATTGCATCCTGATTAGTGAGCAAATCAACACCATGTAAATCGGTGTAAGATGTAGAACTTTGGGAAGGTGCGTTGAAAGAAAAGCTTGTGCCAAGGGCATCGCTAATTAATTTATTATCTGCCATGTGTAGGTACTCCATTTAACCTTGCTACAGATTAAATGATTGTACCCTTTCAATCGTCCCTTTTATTAAGGAAGAATTTTAATAGGGTTCATGTTCCCATCATCATCAACCAAAGGATTTTCAAACAAATCAAAATTAGGGAATGCGTAGTTGAACCTATCAACAATGCTATTATAAGTTCCCGAAATAGGATCTATTATTTGTTCTTCCACTGTTCTTGCGCCAGCGGCATCACGCATTTCCGTAGCTGTTGGCATTTCCATACCAAGTTCTTCAAAAATCATTTTCATTACAGTTAGGTAATCAGTCACTTCGGAACCACCAGAAACTAAACGATCAAGAGGATTATTTATATCTTGACCTTGGTACGGACCATACGGAACTTCTCCCGTCGATGTTCGTCTGTTATCAATTGATCCTTGATACTGCGTTTTAGGAAGTAGGTTTTTGTCAGTTTGTTGTAACCTTGCAAACACCAAGTTAGCAATTTCCGCTGGTGTTTTTTCTACACCCTGTTCTGTGAAATTATCCATAGCAACTTTTACTTCAGCCGCGTAATTAGATACTATCTTAGGAAGTTGACTTGCCTCTGGGTTTGGTGGATTTCCTTCGGAAGCAATTGTCATTCGTCCTTTTAGATCAAGAATGGTATTCGCTATACCTTCGCCAACAGTTTCAAGATCATCAGCTTGCTTTCTTAGCTTATCAACTTCGGCTCTAGCCGCCTTAACAGCGTTTCGATCATTGTTGTAAAAATCATTAGCCGCTAATTGCTCTAGTCTATCTGCTTTAGAACGAAGGTCGCTTGCTGATACCATCACTTTGTTCAATTCGGTTCTAGCCTTATTGCCTAATTCTTGAATTGAAATGACATTTTGTGAACTTACTGTTTCCGATAATAATTGCGCACCAGTATCTATAATCTCAGTAATGTCGCCTCTATCTATTTGACTTAAAATTTGAGAAGCTTCATTATTTACATTTCCTTTTACGGCATCAAGCGTTGTTTCCGTTTGATCGAAAATATCTTTTTGATCTCTGATCATTCCTTTAATTTGCTTTTCGACTTCACTAGCAAAGTCACGATCACCTAGCTTTACAACATCAGCCATTCCAGCATAACCCTTTTCAGTTAGTGCTTTCTGGATTGCTATACGCTCAATATCGTTTAACCCTTCCCCACTTCGTAGCATTTCGTCATATGCTTGAGCAAAATGGCTTTGATCTAAAATTACTTCTGCATCAGTACCTTCAGCACCTTGTTCTCGTTTGCGAATGTCGAGAGCCGAACGAGTTATGTTTGCAACAATTGATTGGTCGTTTGCATTTATTCCATACATCCCCATAGCGGTAAGGTGAGTTGCAACTTGATTGCTTAATGCAGCAACATCAATGTTTTGCTGTGTGCTTGCCTGATCACTGTCTGGATTTAAAGCAACCTCACCTTCAATTATGTTCTTAATTAATTCTAAATTATTTTCATCTGAATATTGACGATTTGCTAGGGCAGCTTGGGTAGACGTGATAATGTCCTGTTCTTCTAACCTGTTCTTTTCGTCTAATACTTCTCCACGCTTATCATCCAAGGCTTTTTCTAGATCGGACATATATTGTGCTGGGTCAGTACCTTTTAAATCAGGATCAGCTTCAATAGCTAACTTCAGTTGTTCAGCTATTTCTGCATCCGTTTCGTAGCCGTCTGTATTAACCTTATCAAGAACGTTTTTATAAATAACTTTTAATTTACTTTTATTGGTGTCAGCTAATTCAGTTCTTCTTAATTTTAATTGGGCACGACCTTCTAGTTCTATTTGTTGTTTTTGTTGGTCGGTAAGCAAATCATTGTATTTTGCATACTCCGCTTCCATAAGACTTTTAAAAATATTATCGTCTTCTAAATCTACCCTTTGAGCCATATCAAGAATATTAGCATTTGCCGCCACAAAAGCAGTGTCTTTTGCTTTTTGTAGTTCACTTGTAAACTGTTTCTTTAGATCATTGCCCCATTTTTGACTATACCCTTCGCGCAACAAACTATCTAAATTTGCTTGTGAGGGATTTTCTCTAAAGTTTTGAATTAGAGGTGCGGCTTCCTGTTGAAACTTTGCCCATCCCACACGATTTGCTTGGGCTGTAATTGAAGGAAGTAAGTCGTCTGATATTAACGTGCCATATATTTCTTTGGTCATTGTACTTGCGGTTTCTGCATCGGTAGTCTGCAACAAGTCAGCCATATAATTTGTGGCTTCACCCGCAATCTTAATATTTTCTAATTTAAGTTTTCTACTGGCTTGATCTTTTGCAAGCTGGGCTTTGCGATTGTACTCAGCAACATTACTTTCCATCAAAGACCGAGTAGGTAATACTGCCCGAAAAGATTTATTGTTACCCGCTAAAGAGCCAGCAAACTTTTCTCTTTCATCAGCACTAGACCCAGGATTAGTTGCAACAAAGTTTGCATACAAGGCTGCGTTTTCTTTTCTTCTCGCCGCAAGGTCTTTTTCACTATCAGAATAACCTTGCTGGAACGAACCAAAATCTATCATTCTATTATCCTAGAAATTATTTACTGACTTGTAGTTAGACCACCATCCACCAAGACCTTTAGAAGCTGAACTAGCCATAGTCTGTTGATTTGCAGCCATAGTACCCAAGGCACTTACAGAGTTTGCATTTGAAATGTTTGCCTGACCATCCGCTGAATATGAGTAAGGTGCGGTAGAAAGGTCGAGCGTTTGATTGATAAAGTCATTCGCTAAAGAGTTTTCTGCACCTGTTAAGTTTAACGCATTGGTGTAATCAGATAATGCCGTGTTATTTCTCATTCCTTGTAATGCGCCAATCTCCTCTATGTTTCGACCCCGCATTGCTTTTTCGTTACCATAGAAATCTTGACCGTATTGACCGCTACGCAGATCATTATTTAAGGTAGTTGTGCCATAGTTTAAACTATCGGTTACTAGGTTGCGAGACATATTACGTTCCGCATTTGTCATGTTTTGTTGGTTAGAAGCCGCTTGCTGTAAGCCAGCGATATATTGTTGAGCATCACCAACAGCCGCAAGCATATCACTGTTATAAGCTTCCCGTGCCGCATCTTGAGAAGCACGTTCCATTTGGATACGAAGAGTGGAATTTTCCATACCCTCTGGAATATTAGCTAGTGCTTTAGAATACTGTCGATTTAATGCACGTTCAGTATTTTGATTGCGAAGGTTTTGGAAAGACATAGCAACCTGATCTTGAAGTTGTGCATACTTCAACGTATCTGGCGCGGTCATTTTTGCTTTTTGATCTTGGAAGTAAACTTCATCACGACCTTGATTTAATTTTACATCCGCAAATTCTCTGAACATGTCTTCCATGCCACGAAGTCTTGCGCGATCATAATCCGTAAGATTATCAACCTCTTTACGGTTTGCAGCTTCTTCGGCTGAACGATTTTTAGTAACAAAATTGTTAAACTGATTTACCGTCGAAGGGGTAACTTGCCCAAAGTCTCCATAAGTTGCCAATAGACGCGAAAGATTGTCCGACATAACAGACGACCCTTCGGCGTACAGATCAGCAACTTCCTGATTACGAGCAATGTCAGCATTTATCTGTTTCTCAGTTAGATCGTTAAGCCTACCAGCTTCACGAGTTGAACGGATGGCTGAACCTAAGTTTAGCGCACCCATTCCCAAATCAATTACGTCTGCCCAACTCATGCGGGTGTCTCCTAAAATGTATCGAATGTTCCCCCAAAGCCAGCACGTCTACGGCGTTGGAAACCGCCCGTGCCAGTAAGAGAGGCGTTGCCAATAGGAACATTAACATAGCGCACCTCGCCTGTGTCTCTGTCTCTGACCGCCCGTCTTTCATAAACACCATCTTGAGACATGAATGTTGGGATTGGCTGTCCAAAATAATTTGGCTGCGCTGCGAAACCAAAAGCGTTCATATAAGCTAGAGGGTTGTAGTTTGCAGAGTTTTGATTACGCATGGACTCGGCTATTAACTGCAAAATTTCTTCTCGCGTCATACCGTCTGTGTCTTGAGTAGAACCATTAGTAAGTAATGCAAGCTGTTGACGAAGGTTTGCAATCTCAGCTTCTAACGCAGTAATCGTACCGTCATTGTTTTGATCGGCAAATTGATCATTAGCACTACCGTTATTAACTTGTGACTCACCAGTTCCCTCACCAGTTCCCTCACCAGTTCCTTCGCCAGTACCTTCGCCAGTTCCTTCTCCCGTACCTTCACCAGTACCTTCACCAGTGCCAGTGCCAGTTCCTTCACCTTCACCAGTTCCAGTTCCAGTACCCGTGCCAGTACCCGTGCCTGTTCCTGTTCCTGTTCCTGTTCCAGTGCCGCCGCCGCCACCGCCGCCACCGCCGCCGCCGCCGCCACCGCCGCCGCCGCCAGATCCAGTACCGCCACCGCCAGCAATTTCACTGATAATACTAGCTAAACCACCGCCATCACCCTCGTTAGGATTATTTTCCTGACCGCCGCCGCCAACATTTGTGGGTACTGGAAAAGTACCAGGACCACCTGTCGGGATAACTGCGGGACCATTCTGGTTAGGGTTATTGTCTTGACCGCCGCCACCAACATTAGGGGGTACTTGTGATGGATCACCATAATCTGTTCCCGAAACCGCGCCCGTCATATTAGCTTTTGCCTTACCATCAGGCCCAAGGGTCCAGCCGTATTCTTCAACAAGTATTTGATCTACGTTTGAAGCGTACCCACCACCTTCGGCATTAGGGTTATTGTCTTGGGCAGTGTTATTCATCACTGCACCACCACCATCACCAGCGTTGGGATTGTTGTCTCCTACAATAACAGAACCGCCGCCATCACCAGCGTTGGGGTTATTATCTTGTCCACTAGAGGCAGCAGCGGCAGTCGCATCTGCACTCGGATAACCTGATGAGCCTGTTACGGCTTGTACTGTATTACCACCGCCAGCATTAGGGTTATTATCTTGACCGCTACCACTCCCCATATTAGCCGCCATCGCATCTAAACTCGTGTAACCTGACGACCCTATCGAACTGCTATTACTGCCAACATTAGGGTTATTGTCTTGACCAGTAGTGGTAACTCCAAGCGGTCCATCAACATTGGGGTTGTTGTCTAAAACAACACTTAAATCCCCATCGACGTTTGGATTATTGTCTTGACCAGAACCGCCAACCGAACTTGCAGAGCCGCCACCGTCACCCGCATTCGGGTTATTATCTTGACCACCCTTATCGCCGCCGCCATCTCCCGCATTGGGGTTGTTATCTTGCCCACTACCCGCATTAGTTGTAGAGGCTGCACTTTCTATTGGGGATCGACCATCATTAAGAATAGTTTCCATTCCCCCGCCATCATCGGCATTTGGATTGTTGTCTAGTGCGCTACTACTGCTACTGCTACCACCGCCACTACTAGAGGAGCCGCCGCCACCTTGAGATGCGCCACCAAATACAATTTTGGGGTTAAGAGGGTTTAATCCTAGTAAATCAAGAAGCGTGTGTTTCATGCCATTTTCCCTTATTAGGCCACGATCCTACGCGGCTTGCGTGTCTAAAACTTAGAACGGTTTCTACAAGCGGATACTTGTCTTTAATTTTGCTCCGCATATCTCTACAAATTCTTAGAACGTCGGCACGACCACCGTTGGCTACCATGTCAATAAACCAGAGCTGATCGCCACTTTCTCGTTTAAATGCTTCTGGCCCATACCATTCTAAATTTTCAGCCTCTTTATCAGTTAAGAAGCAATAAGTAATAAACCCAATAGGTTTATCACCGTCATAGTAAACGTGAAGTTTATCGTTATCGTAAGCTGCAACTAACCGATACCAAAGGAACTTACTTATGTACTCTCTGTATTTTGGGCAACTTGCCCAAATCTCGATTGCGTCGCGCAATTTGTCCACTTTAGTAGCCCATCCGTTTTCTAACCATGTCGTCTACATTGTAGAACTCAAGCATCCCTGTCTTTGGATTAAATGAACCAGCACCACCGATGTCTTGAAGCAGCTTCATTGTAAATGGCGAAGCGTGGACAACCATCGTGTCACCATGCCGCCCTTGCTCTGCTATTTTTTCACCAGCCGCCATAGCATCTTTACGTTTTGAGATGCTTGTACCCGTGTTAGGGCCGAATACATCCGCTGATCCGAGAATTGCTGTAGAAAACGACATACTTTAACTCCTTTGTTTATGTGACTTTAACCTTTTATTAGACGGTCAGTCGTCCCGAATTTATGCAAACATTCCCGCCGCCGCTGTTGCGATAGACCGTGTGACACCATTTACTGAATATTCGGCTGTGTTAGCCGCTGGATTACCGTCACGCCTTTTGATTTCATCCTCTAATTCTTGAAGACGCTCTAACCAAAGCAAGTACAATGGCGTACCCTTTTCATAGTTATCACCCTCAGACTTTAAGCGAGCGTACTCAGTGTTTAATACACTATCATCATAGCCCTTAAATCTTTGTGCTGAACGAACTCGCCCCGTATACCCAGCATCAATTTTTAAATCTCCGCTTGCCTCGCCGTATGCCAGCATGTTTGCTACATCTTTCATAGCAGTAGACATACCAGTGTCGTCTGAAGTATAGACCGCCTCGACGTAGCCGCTATTTTCGTCCCCGACATATAATGCAAGTTTGTTATCTGGTGTTAGTTGTACGGATATAGAACCCGCAAGTTTGTCTTGCAATTCTGTGTCTAATTGCGAAACCATTTGGTCGATTGCATTTGACGCTGTTTCAGCAACTACATAAGCATCAACACTCTGTTGATCTGTAGCCACATAAAAAGGCTTGGCAGTACCGTTATAAGAAGAAACTGGCTTGCCCGTTCCATCTGTGTAGTCATATTCTATAAACTTACGACGCTCTGGTAATGATGTAAAATTTGGACCCTTATATGTAAGGTTATTACTTATCTCCGAATAAGTCCCGTCCTCACCTTCTGCACCAGTTGTATCAGTCTCACCAGTTGAGGTTGATTGCGTAGTCGTTTCAGTATCATTGTCACGGTTTCTTTTCCGCGCCCTTTTCCTATACTCTTCAGCGGGATTGGTTGTATTAGTTTTAGTACCAGCTTTTTTAGAGAATAACCCACCATCATCAAGCGCATTTGCCGCCACCTTTCCAAGACCATAAGCAATAGGACTAGCCACCATTCCTACGACGTTGGCAACAGTTGTAAACGGGCTGTCCTTGTCGCCATCAATGCCGCCTTTTAAACCCTTTCCGCTTTCTGCTTTAGAGATATATCCATCACCATTTTTATCTAAGTTAGAGAAATCACCATGACCGTAAGTGTCTCCCTTCATACCTATGCCGCCGCCATCAAACATATCAGTAAAGGACTCGTAGGTATAATCCTTGTCGTCATTCTTACTGTCTTTGTCATTAAGGCCATTGTTAGCGTGGGATGCGCCAGCCATAGAATTAGAGACAGCGGCAATACCCGTGACCTCGTTATTTGGATCATTGTCATTGTCATAAGTGTTACCAGATTGCCCAGGACCACCACCGTCAATCATGTCAGTCCAGTTGTCATAACCAGCAACGTAAAACTCTTTTAATCCAGTGTCGGGATTGATTGTTCCCGCACCAATTTTTTCTAAGAGTTTTACTTCTTCTTCATTAACATGGACAAGTTGAGTGTCTCCAAAGCGTCCCTTTCCAGATAGGGACGCGGCTATACGTTTCATTTGCTCAGATGTTAAATTATCAAACATTCGTGATTACCGCCGCTAGTGTGACTTCTATATCTGATATGTTGTTAGCAGACGAAACAGTGAACGCTATTTCCTTAGAAGTTGTCACCGCGTCGATTGCGATTGAGGCAGATAAGTTTTGCTCAGTTAATGTCGAGGATGCAGCAACAACGTCACCAGCATTTATCCCGTTTATTTTTAACTGTACGTTTCCTGATCCGCTTGTACTTTTAACAGCCATAGCGTCGATACGAACGTTTTGTTTAAACGCACGAGTGATAACGTAGTCTCCGTTTGTTATTGAGCCTGATTGCTGAAAGAAGAAACTCCTAGTTGCAAACGTATCGGGAAGTTGGGCAATTGGAAGTTTACCAGTAGCGTCTAGACCCGCAACTCCATCAGCCGCGCCGATATAAGTTTTTGGGACTAGGGATGTAAAGTCAACGTCTGCAAATTCAAGACCACCACCTGTTGAGTTTACGCGAAGAAACTGTAAGGCGTTTGTTGTTCCGAAAGCTGGGATGCCCGTGTCGGGCGAAGTGAGCAACCAACCTGTTCCGTTATAAAATTTCAGAACGTTTGGTGAGGCAGACGTATCAACCCACATGTCCCCAGCATTTGCATTCAATGGCTCGGATGGGCTTACATATACCCGACCTCGGTTTGCAAGTAACTCGGTTACACCCTCAACCTTTGCACGAGGTATATCAGCATCTTGAATTGCTAACTTGTTAAAGGGTATAAGACCGTTTGTGTTCGTAAACTTATCTTCGGTCATTAGTCCTGACACACGAACCTGTGAAGTGTCTTCCACAATAATGAAGGTAACTAAGTCTCCCGCTGTCAAAGCGGAAGTAAATGTTATAGTCGAGTTTGCGGGTTGCTGTGTGTAATCATTCGTACCGCCTGATCTCTGCAATACACCGTTTCGATACACAAGAACTTTTTGGTCTTCATTGTGTACGAACGGAAACACCGCTTGGGATGTACCAGCAACAACGTCTTCACGAGTGAAACCACTATCGTTAGCAGACTGAACTTTATAAACAGTTATCAGATCATTTGCTTGTGTGGCTTGTGCTAGAGTTATAGTGTTTGCAGCATTGTCGGCTGTAACATTTGAAGAAGTTTCTAATGCTCCATTTATGTAAACAACAATAGCATCAGCCGCCTCGTGGATGTAATTGAAAACAGTTGTGCCTGTTGGGTACTGAATAGCACCATTACTATCGGCTTCATTTACCACAATATCTTGACGTGATGAAAACAATGGCGCACCGATTGTACCCACGTCGCTACCGCTTGCGCCTCTAATATCTGCAACCGTAGCCAGTTGTGTCCAACCAACTTCAGCTTCAGTGTATTCACCAACGCGGTACTCTAAACCATTAATGTTATCTTTGCGTAGCTCAACAGGAGCCTTGAGAATACCGTCACCGTCAAATAACTTCTTTAGAAGTTCCGCTAGTGTTTGGTCCCCAAGCTCACTTGAGTTTATGTATCGAACTATGTTCTCAACATCTGCGCCGATATTTCCACTCGACGTATGGTTTCCAGGGTATAATACTTTTAGACGGGCCATGCCTTATTTCTCCTTGTGCATTAAGAACGCAAAACTGATAACCGTTACGTCGGTATCAACGTCCTTTTCTTCTGTGCGGAACCGAAGCCTGACGCCGCGAAAGATGTGGTTAAATGGGAAGGTGTAGTCGGATTTTAGAGGAGCATCACCCCAATGCGTATCACCAGGAAGACGATCAAGATTTATTTCTAACGAAGACATCATACGCTCTTCATCATCAACAGCGTCGATAAAAAACCGACCTCTTCCTGTTGCTTGAATAATTACTGAGTGTGTACGCTTACTGTTGAGAAAATCGCCCAGCCATAAGACAGGAGTTTCCGCAACCATTGGTGAGCGTCTTAGATCAGCAAGGCCAGTGTCTTGAGTAATCACCCTGTCCGTTGCTTCATAAACTCCATCCGCTGTGCCAAACATTAAACGACCACCAAGGAATGCACCGCAACGCGGTAAGAGTGTGTCGCCTAATTGGAAGTTGACCATTTCATATCCAGAACGGAAATTCATAGATAGTCTCTTGGTCTGAGTACCCCCAGGACGCGGAAAGAAAACATGATAGGTTTGTGTGTCGGGATCATAGACCGCGCTGATCATTCTTGGATCTGGCGTCGTCTTTACAAGTTCTTGATATAGCGGCTCGACTTCATCAGAGAGAGAAGCTTCCGCGATAGTAATACCGTTTTGCTCTGATCGCATGATTGAGTGAATACCGCGACGTGAACAGAACAAAAGGTCAGAGCCAGCATTCACAATTGAGTTGTGGCTGATACAACCAATACGAAGGTTAGCACGGCTGTCTAGCTGCCATTGCTCAAAGTCTGGGTCGATGATGTAAACGAGCGTTTGGTCTTTTGTGAAAACCGCTAGTCGGTTTGCCTCGAATGCTCCAAGCCCTGTGATTTCATCCGCTGTCCCAATAAGATTGGAAATGTCGATAAATGAAGCACGGGTTACTTCTTCAGTAATAGCTTCTTCTTCTAGAAAGATGTCGGGATTATCAACTCTGCTAAACTCAACTACCGTTGGCCTATCTTTAAATCCAGATATAGCAAGTCTTCTTTGAATAGGAACTCCAAAGGAAGGTTTGATAGAAGCTGTTGCTGTATCAAATTGAAACCCATCATAACGATACATTCTGTGATCTTTACAGAAAATATGCACCTTACCTTTAAAGTTAGTCATAGTGATTATTGCATCTTTAGCGTATGCCGACTCCACCCTATCACCACGATCTGAGGCTAAGTGAGTATTTGCAGCGTCTTCCTCTGCGTAACAAACACCTTCCCTGTTGTAGAACCGAAGGGCTTTTACTGGAAACCGATTAGATCCAGTATGTAAAAAGAACTTAGGATCTCGTATTAACTGACCACGATAGTCCACAAAACAATTTTCAAGGTTGAAAAAGTTTTGATCCTTTTGGGTTTCCATCGCTGTAATGTCACGAGAACGGTCAATGCCACGAAACCCGTAATAGGTCGTGGCCTGAGATTTTATAGCGATTGGTGCGTAAGCTAGTCTTGCCATTATTTATACCGTTTGTTCGACCCACCATCTTTGATATTAACCGTATACCCTTTGTTCCCATGAGTACGGTTATGCAAAGTATCCGTTAAGTTTGCTTGATACATTTGTAGAAAAACCATTGCCTTATCTGATCCCTGTTGGATCAAATAATGTGCGGTCAAACCATCAATCATTATCATGTCTGGAATAGGGCGGCACTCTGTAGGATCATTGTAGTAGTCAATGTCGCCACCCGTCCAATAAGGGTTTCGTCTTATTTCTTCAACGATACGGTTCGCCAATTCAATCATCATCATCATCACTTCACCGTCAATACGGGAAGGTGAGAAGTTACCAGCCCTAGTAAGAGCCGATCTTACCAAGTCTTCAAGGGGGGTGTTCTCTTTTGAACCAGCCGCAAACGGCTTAACAATGCTTTCTGGTGTTGCGCTAGATGTACTGGTTTGCACAACGGAAGTGTCAGACGTTGTTGAATTTTCCGTAGTCGCTGAATATCCCATTAATCGTCAGCCTTGATAATGCGACCTGACCAAACATGATGGTGTTTAGCCATAGAGTTTACAAGGTCATTAGGAACTTTCCACCAAACATGTGTGCGGCTACCATCCCACGCACCACGAACTCGACTATCACCAATCCTAAGATCAAAGACAGACGCTTCTTCATCAGACGAAACATACATGGAAAATGGACTAGACGCTTCTAGTGTGGGTGCTTTCTTTTGCTTTGCTTTCTTCTTTGGGTTTTCTTCACTTACCCAAGCTTCATTAACATTGGGAGTTGAAGGATCGTCACCAATAAGACGACCATTATTATCTCGCGCACGTTTTTTAGTCATAAGGTTACTCCTAAATTTACCTACCTATTATTTATGCTGATTTTTCACCCCTTAGTCGTCCCAATAAGAAAGGGCGACCGAAGCCGCCCTATCAATCAAACTGTGATAAAGGTTATGCAACCAAATCCCAATTTTTGATGTAGGTGTGAACCTTGTCTTGAAGCAATTCTAAGCCGCATTCCGTTAGGTACTCGTGCTTAACTGCATCAAGATCGGCAGCTTGTCTATCACGTAGAAGCTGCGTATCACGCCCTTCCATATAGCGGTACTTCATATACGGGAAGTCAATAATGACCGCCGCATTTTCCATACCAGGAACCATACGGAATTGTGGGTGTAGATGTACGGCTAATGTACCCGCAAATGTCTCATAACCTGTCAAGCTTACGCCATAGGTGTCTTCGATCACATGTGGAGTCCATCTGTCCTTACCGAATTTCTGCAAGTGTCCAGCAACTTTTGCTCCGCAGAACATAATTTTTTGCTTGGAACCGAATGCAAAAATGTCTTCGATCAATGCACGATCAAATTGATCCTCTGTCATTGTGCTTGAAGCCGTTGAACGGTCAATCACGTTTGACAAAGTATTGATCAACCCGCCAGTGAAACGGCGTGGCTGTGATGTTGAGCCGTTGCTTTCGTTCTTCTTACCGAAGAACATTGCTCTCTCAATATCCATCATGTGCATTTTTAAGGCTTTGGTTGCCATTTCGTCTTCTTTGTCGCCAGTCCTTAGATTTGTGGCTCTCAAAGTTTCGGTCACGGTAAATGCGGTACGAAAAATTTGTGTAAAATTTTCAGCTACCGTCGCGTCAAAACTCACTCCTGTTGGTGATGCCGCGCCTTCTTCATATGCTGTACCAGCTATGAACAATTCTGCATTATCAGCAATCTGGTGTGATGTACCGCCGATGTTTCTTTCAACAGTTAAAGCTGTTGCTGTCGCATCCGCTGTACAACGCATTACCTCGCCTGTGGTTGCGTTTACAACAATAGAACCAGCAACCGCAAACAAGTTGTCGTTACCAGCGTCTACTGTAATAGCTGTAGTAGAAGTCGAAGCTACTGCCCCGTTTACTGTCAGCTTTCTGTCAGGCAATTCGTCCCTAAAGTTCTTGAACTCAGGATCGTCTGTTGCCTCTGAACCTGTCATTGCTAACAGTCCGTTCAAAGGCGCATTGCCGTTTGGTTCCAAGAGCGTAAAAAGCTCGCGGTAGTTTTTCGGGCGAAAGTCTGTATTAAACTGACCTGTACCCCGAAGTCCTTGAATACCAGCCATCTGCTAGTCTCCTTTCGATAGGTTAAAATTTTCGGGGGACGTTAGTTGGCGCGGAAAACACGCGACCTTCCAATTTCCCATTATAGAACAAGTGAAGCCGTAGCGTCTGTTCATGTACTAATATGTGGAAAATTAAGTCGCGTGTCGTCCCTTATTTATGGATTTCTATTGGATAATGCTTTTGCAGCCATCCGCGCCATCGTATCATCACCAGTTGGCCTTGCCGCCTCGGAAGCTGGGCTACCTGATTGAGTTTGTAAAAAGGCTTGGCGACGTGAAGACATGTCCTTTAGCCTTTGAAACTCTGGTGTGTTTCGCTGATTTGAAAAGTCTTGAACTACCTTCATAGTCAAATTACTATCTGCAAAATCTTCAGCGGTATAACCACGTTCACCAGCATAGGCTTGGAAGTCTTGTACTGCATCGTCTGGTAAACCAGCCGCTTGTTGTGCGCGGTCTAGGTTGTTACGAATGCTTTGCTCAACAGCCGCCATTCTATCCCCTTGGGCTTGCTGTGAAGACTGAACGCCTTGCTGTGCCTGTTGGCCCATACGCTGTGTCATTTGATTGAGCATTTGCATACCCTGACCCAAACGCTGTTCCATAGAATTTAGACGTGCAGCCGCTTCCCTATATCCAGGGGGAAGGGAAATAGCATTATCGTCTTCATACTTTTTAAACTCAGTATCTAAGTTGGGCTGTTGCGCGTTAGGCGATGGTTGCTGTGGCTGTGCAGTTCCAGCTTGAGGGTTTTGAGTTGCTCGACCCATCTGTGCATTCTTTGTGTAAGCTTGCATAGAAGCTTCCATAAGCTTTGCAGCCGTGCCACCATCAATATTACCAGCCGACATCATCTTTTCAGCTAAGTCCATAACAGGTTTCATCTGTGCTTGCTTGTGGTTTAAGTCTCGGTAACGCTCAAATGTGCTTGTGATTTGTTGAGGTGTAAGATTTCGCTCTTTGTCACCCATCTTAACCTTATACATAACAGCCGCCTCTTGCGATTTATCACCTTCAGTCTGTGGTGAAGCGACTTGGGCAGCTTGCTCTTGTGGGGTTGCGTTTTCAGCGGGTGCGCTTTGCTCTTTTGGAGCCTCGCCTGTTAATTGCTTTGCTGCAATACGAGCGATTTGGTCTTCTTCTTTTGCCATTTTAAGTTTCCTTCTCGGCCATAGCGGAGTTATAAGTTGCGTCTTCTAATGCCAGTTCGCCTTGTAGTTTGTGAATTAAACGCTCTGGCACGTTTAGTAATTGTTCAGCGGCCCAAATTGCCCCACGCTGGAAGTCCATTTGTTGCTGCGTCATATCTGGTGATCGGGCCATGCTTAGAGCGAGGGTTAGTATTTCGTCTTGCATGACCTTGTTAATTTTAGCCCAACCTTTACTTTCAGAAAGTTCGATTAGGTCTTTAAGGTCAGTTTTAATTGTCATGGTTATTTTGAAGTTTTCATTCCTGATTTTGGTTTCTTTTTAATCGGTGCTTTCTTTGCAGCGGTCATGCTTCCACATCCCGCCTTTCGTAATTGCCTACTTGGTCCTTTTGCCACTTTTCTTTCCTTTCTTCTTAGGGAAACCCTTTTTCATATTTGAATAAGCTGCATCCGAAATAGTTGAGTTAGACTTACTCCTCGACGTACCAGCTTTTTTACGCTTGTTGATATTACGATAGAGGCTCATTAGTAGCCTTTCTTCTTCTTCATAGGCTTGCCAGTTTTCTTGGCGGCTTTCTTAGCAGCGGCCTTACCAGCTTTTGTGTAAGGGAATTTCTTTTTACCTACTGTTGGCATGTTAGTTCTCCTGTTCTGGGGGTTTCTTAGTTCCAAACATACGAATGTATGTCATGTCGTCTGAATAAGCCTCTGCCCATCTGTTTTCAGTGTAGGTGGCAAAGGTTATCAAATCTCCTGTGTCTAAAAATAATTGGTCAACATCTGTGTCGATCTTGGCTAACGAGTTTTCAAGATGCTCAATCCTGTGGGCTTGCTCAGATAAATAAAATACCGCACCCACAGTTTGTGCGACGATTACGAAAACAAGTGCTACTGGAACCTTTAGATCACCCATGTTAGCAGTCCCACGCTCTACGCGACCAGTAGTTAGCCGTTAGTTTGTTGCTCTTTCCCTTGATGCCGCCAGAACGTGCGCAATAAGACTTTTTATTCTTTGGGTTTCCCTTCTTGATAGACATTTTAGGATCTCCAAATCGAACAACCACTTCCTTGCCACCCGAGCAAGCCTTTACAACAGACTTCTTCTTGCTCCCCGCTGGTGCGCGACGAGGCTTGTTACAAGGCATAGATTTTTTCGACACACGTTTAGTCGCCATAACAACTCCTTTCGGACATTATCCCTATTCACTGACTACGTGTCGTCCCTGTATTGCCCCCAAAGAACAAGGCTGTTTCTTTTTCCCCAAAAAACTGTCTTGGCTTTATGGTCAAGGATACTTGGGAAAACCACCATAGAGCCTTGATCTGCTTTAATGTCC